GCCGGTGCCAGGCCAAGTTGGTCAGAGCGGGCCCGCAGGCGGTCGGCGAGCGTGTGATGTTCGGTCATCTTTTCCCCAAGGGGCTGTGGATACTATTGGATATGGCAGGATTGAATTGGGATCGTCAAGCGGCTAGAACAAAAGCCAAACATATTGCTTTGGAATCGGGGGCCCGGATGGAGATCGAGAAGGCTTATTTCACCCTGCCAGAAGTCCTCGCCCGCTGGGCGATGCCAGAGGTCGATCTGGCCTATCTGGCCGAGAACGACCAACTTCGACTGTCGGTCCGAATCCTGAACTTGCCCATCGAGTTCGGCGACTTCGAGGAAACGGACGAGGGGCGCCACTTCTCGATTCCCGCCGAGCGGTCCTTGTACAACGGGCTTCTGGATCTGCACGTCGAGGACGTCTTCCAGCTCTTCCGCCTCGGTGAGGTCAATGTCACCGGCTTTCGGACCGAGAGGGCGGACTATGCCTGTTTCTACGGTTCGCGCGAATGCCTGAAAATCCGCAAACCGGATCTGGTGTTAAGGCGCGAAGAACGCGACCGTTTCGAGGCGGCGACCGGTTTTGGTGGAGCCTCGAGCATCAAGCGCGCAGCCAGTTTTCACGTGTCCGACGATTACCGGAGCGTCCGCTGCAATGGTCGCGAATTCCGGCTTGGTCCGATCCAGGCGAAGGTCGTGCGGCTCCTGCATGCGGCGGCTCAGCGAGGCGATCCGTGGCAAAGCGGCAAGGCGGTGCTCTCGCTGGCCGGGTCGCGCAGCCTCAAGATGGTTGACGTTTTCAAGTCCAAGAAGGACTGGCAGCTACTGATCGAGTCGAACGGCTGCGGGGCCTATCGTCTCTTGGGCCTCTGAGTCGGACGCGCCGTGGCTGCTACCGGATCTCTGCTGTGGGATGCGCTGGGGGATGGAGGGGGATGGCGATCCCACCGGCAGGCGGCTCACCCCATATTAAAAGCTTTGCGACTGATCCCTCTCTGCATCCCACTCTGATCCCGACGACATCCCCGCATCGGGTCGTGCATCTTCCTCCCAACGACACACCGGGAGAAGACGATGCAGACGAGAACCTGCCTGAACCAGACCGAACTTGCCGCCCGCTGGAGCATTTCGGCGCGCACCCTCGAACGCTGGCGCTGGACCGGCGAGGGTCCGGCTTTCCTGAAGATCGGCGGCCGTGTGGTCTATCGGCTCGAGGATGTGCTGGCCTATGAGCAGGCTCGCCAGCGGCGCAGCACTGCGGATCAGGGCGCGGCATGATGGCCCGACATTCCATCCTCCGCGCTACCGGTGTCGTGTCGATCTTCGGCGCGGGCGCACCAGCGCTCGATGAGGTTGGGCTTTCGGCTTGGATCGCGCAGGCCGAACCCGGCGAGACGCTGGTCTACCATCGCGGCTTTCTCGCGGTCGACGCGACCTCGGTGATCTCGAAGCTGCCTGCCGAACAGCAGCGCACCTTGCGCCTGGTGGCATCTGCCGCCCTGCGCGCCGCCGAGCAGGGTCTTGTCCACCTCGTGCAGGCCCGGATCGGCCCCGACCAGTTCGCCTACATCGCCATCGCTCGGACCAAGCCGCGCCAGGCCGGTCCCTCCCTCTCGGTGCGCCTCCTCGAGGCCGCCTGACCCTATCCCCCATCACGGAGACCCCCATGACGTTCCCGCAAAACACCCCCAGCATCGATCAGCTGATCAATCTGCCCGCAGGCGAGATCGCCCAGCTTCCCGTCGAACTTCTGGCCGCCCTGCAGCGCGAGATTGATGCTGCCGCCAAACAAATGAAGGCCGTCACCGCGCGGTTTTCCACGGCACTCGAGGTCCGCTACGCCGCCCGCGCTGCCGAGGCACGCCGCGCCTGCGGCAAGGACACTGGTACTGTCCGCATTGTCGATGGCGATTTCACCGTGGTCGCCGACCTGCCGAAGCGTGTCGAATGGGACCAGGCCAAGCTCGCGGCGATGGTCGAGCGCATCCGCGCCGCAGGCGAGGATCCGGCCGAATACGTCGAGATCAGCTTCAAGGTGCCCGAGCGCGCCTATGCCGCCTGGCCCGAGGCGATCCGCCAGGGCTTCGAGCCCGCCCGCACCGTCAAGACCGGCACGCTGAAGATCGACCTGCTGCCGCAGGAGGATCGCGCGTGAGCCTGCCCATCATCACCGCCGACCAGCGGCTGGCCGAGCCGCGCGGCATCAAGGGCTGCATCTTCGGCAAGTCGGGCATCGGCAAGACCAGCCTTCTCTGGACGCTCGACCCCGCCCGCACGCTATTCATCGACCTCGAGGCAGGCGATCTGGCCATCGAGGGCTGGTCCGGCGATAGCATCCGGCCGCGCACATGGGCGGAATGCCGGGATTTCGCGGTGTTCATCGGCGGCGCAAATCCTAGCCTGCGCGACGAACAGCCCTACAGCCCCGCGCATCATGCCGCCGTCTGCCAGAAGTTCGGCGATCCGGCCGCGCTCGACCGCTACGACACCATCTTCGTCGACTCGATCACCGTGGCGGGGCGGCTCTGCTTCCAATGGTGCAAGGGCCAGCCCGAGGCGGTGTCGGAGAAAACCGGCAAGCCCGACGTGCGTGGGGCCTACGGGTTGCATGGGCGCGAGATGATCGCCTGGCTGACCCATCTCCAGCACACCCGGGGCCGCAATGTCTGGTTCGTCGGGATCCTCGACGAGAAGTTCGACGACTTCAACCGGCGCATCTTCCAGCCGCAGATCGACGGGTCAAAGACCGGGCTCGAGCTGCCGGGGATCGTCGACGAGGTGATCACCATGGCCGAGCTCAAGGCCGATGGTGGTGATCCCTACCGCGCCTTCGTCTGCCACACCATCAACCCCTGGGGTTTCCCGGCCAAGGACCGCTCCGGTCGCCTTGGCCAGGTGGAAGAGCCGCATCTCGGCCGCCTGATGGACAAGATCCGGGCCCCCGGCACGCCCGCGTCCCGCCGCCTGACCTTCACGCCGCCCGCTGATGGCGCGGCCGATCACCCCCATCCGCAATCCTGATCCGCAGAGGAGACACCCCATGGGTTCCTGGAACGACTTCAACGACGCCCAGTCCAACACCAACCTCATCCCCAAGGGCACGCTGGCCAAGGTCCGCCTGACGATCCGTCCCGGCGGTTTCGACGATCCCTCGCAGGGCTGGACCGGGGGCTATGCCACCCGCGGCTCGACTGGCGCCGTGTACCTGAACGGCGAGTTCACCGTGACCGAGGGGCAGTATGCCCGGCGCAAGATCTTCACGCTGATTGGCCTCTACAGCCCGAAGGGACCGGACTGGGCGAACATGGGCCGCAGCATGATCCGCGGCATGCTGAACTCGGCGCGCGGGATTTTCGACAAGGACCAGTCCCCGCAAGCGCAGGCGGCGCGGCGGATCAACGGGCTCGGGGATCTGGACGGGATCGAGTTCCTCGCTCGGATCGATGTCGGCACCGATGCCACCGGAGATGACAAGAACGAAATCCGTAGCGCGGTGACGCCGGACCATCGGGATTACGGCCAGCACATGGGGCTTGCCGCGCAGCCCGGCTACCACCCGCCCGCGCAACCCGCGCCGCAGCAGCCGGTCCAGCAGCAGCCCGCCTCGCCGGTGCCCGGTCGTCCCTCCTGGGCACAGTGAGGCCCTGACCCATGCGCCTTCGCCCCCGCCAAAGCCTATTCGTGGAGCGCAGCCTCGCTGCGCTCTGCGATCACGGCAACACCCTCAGCATCGCCTCGACGGGTTTCGGCAAGACCATCGCCCTGTCGGCGGTTGTCGCCAAGTCCCTTGAGGGCAGTGATGCCAAGGCCTGCATCCTCGCGCATCGCGACGAGCTGACCGCACAGAACCGGGCAAAGTTCGGCCGCGTGGCGCCTGATATCACCACCTCCGTCGTCGATGCCGGGGCCAAGAACTGGGCAGGGCGGGCGACCTTCGCCATGGTGCCGACCCTTTCGCGGCCGGCCAATCTGGCGGCGATGCCCGCGCTCGACCTTCTGGTCATCGACGAGGCGCATCACGCGGTGGCCGACAGCTATCGCCGGATCATCGACCATGTCCGAGGCGCCAATCCTGCCTGCCGGATCTTCGGCGTTACCGCCACGCCGAACCGGGGCGACCGCAAGGGACTGCGCGAGATATTCGACAATGTCGGTGACCAGGTGCGGCTGGGCGAACTGATCGCCTCGGGCCATCTCGTCCCGCCCCGCACCTTCGTCATCGACGTGGGCGTGCAGGAACAACTGCGTGCCGTGCGCAAGAGCGCCGCGGATTACGACATGACCGAGGTCGCGCAGATCATGAACCGCGCGCCGGTGACCGACGAGGTGGTCCGGCACTGGCAGGAAAAGGCGAGCGAGCGGCCGACCGTGGTCTTCTGTTCCACCGTCGCCCATGCCGAAAACGTCGCGGCCGCCTTCAACGGCGCAGGCGTTTCGGCGGCCGTCATCCATGGCGATCTCGATGCCAGCACGCGCCGCCGCA